GCCGCTATGTGGCTACACTATTTAAAAGCAAAGATGATTATAAAAAAAGGGTTAAGCAGGCTTATGAAAGCATTCCCGCCGAAACGTGGGATTTAATTATTTCAGATTTAATGCTTTACGCTGAATTTAATAAGCCTTGTTGGGATGAAAAGTTTACTCCTTTTATTGAGGGAAAAAGAGCAGTAGTATTAAGGCTTTTAGCGAATAAAGAATTAACAGAAAAAGATTTTTTAGCAAATTTAGGAGAATATTAACATGAACGAAGAAGCACCAGCATTTAATTTTAGCGAGTTTAAAACTCAATACTTAGGGAATATTCAAGACCCTACCGAAAGGGAAACATTTCAAAAAAATTTAGAGCCGATAAAAGATGTTCAAGGTTTAGTTACAAGTTACGTTCATGCACAAAAAGCAGTAGGCTCTAAAGTAAATTTACCTAACGAAAAATCAGCTCCCGAAGAATGGGATAAATTATTTAACCGCTTAGGCAGACCTGAAAATGCAGATGGCTATGAGATTGAAACGCCTGATTATAAGTTTGACGATAATGTTTTAAAAGAAATTAAGAAGGCAGCTCACGAGGCAGGCTTAACTAAGACTCAAGCAAATAAGGTTATCGGCTCTATCGCTAAGATGTCTAGGGAAGCAATGGAAGTTTTAGAATCCTCTAAAGCGGCACAGTTAGAAGCAATTAAAGCAGAACGCAGCAAATGGGAAGATTTATCAACGACTGAAACAAAAGTTGATTTATTTTTAAAGCAAAATACTAAAAATGTAGAAGATTATGAAAAGCTTAAGAGCTTAATTGATACTGATAACAATTTGTTTAAGTTTGTGAAGGATGTAGCTTTAACGAATACGCCTAAGGATATCGGGCAAACTCAAGCGAATTTATCAGCTAAAGAAACACCTGAACAGGTAGCAGGTAGAATATTAAGTGATAGAAATAACTTTAATGATTACTATACTAATGGCGGGCGTAATATGCCTGAAAGCGTAAGAAGGGAATTGCAAGAAGCGATAAATAAATCAAACCCTAAAGAAATTGGGAAGTATATAAGAAACTAAAGAAATTTTGAATCTTTATTGAAAATAGTGTAATATATAATTAATTCTCAATGAATCCGCTAGCGGGTAGTTCATTGTTTAAGAATCCGTGTTACGGGTAGTTCTTGTTAGAAGAAATTAGTTATACGTTACTCTTTTGAGTAACACAAATTTAATAGAGGTAAATAATGGTTTATTCAGTTGATCAAAACTGGATTAATACATACGAGGCAAATTTACACATTTTGTCTCAGCAAATGGACTCAGTATTTGAGGGCATTGTTAAAAAAGGTGATATTAATTCAGAATTTAAATTTTTCCCACGTATCGGCTCGATTTCGATGTCCGCAAACACTACACCAAATCAAACAACTTCATACTCTGATGTTGCACACACAATGCGTTCGGTTGATTTTACGCAATATGATGTAGCTCTTTTTGTTGATAAAAAGCTTGATGTTGCAAGAATGCTAACTGACCCGACAAGTTCTTATGTCAAGTTAGGTGTTGCAGCTTGGAAGCGTAAGATTGATGAGGTTTGTATTGCGGCAGCTTTAGGCATTGCTGTAGATGGTAAAACTAGAGGTACTAATACAGCATTCCCTACAGCTACTAGAACTATCGATGTTAATTACATTGATGGTAACCCAGTAGGTGCAGGCAATGGTACTGGTACTTGGACTAACAGAGCTCAATCTGGTTTTACTTTAGCTAAAATCTTAAAAGGAAGAGAATTAACTTTAGCTTCTTTTGGTTTAGAAGCAGGCGATAGACTTAATTGTATTGTCGGTCCAGCAGAAGAAACTGAGTTAATGGGTATTCCTGAATATAAGAATAGAGACTTTAGCGATCAAAGACCTTTTGATAAACAAATGATTTATCAGCCGTACATTGGTACATGGTTAGGTATTGATTTCTATAGATCAGTTCTTTTAACGGACACTGACCCAGCGGGTGCAAGTAACCACTATAGATCATGTTTAATGTTCCCTACAAGTGGACTAGGTGCTTACATTGGTAACAATTTAGAAGTTGATATTCGTCCAAACCCTGAAAGAAGAATGGTTCCGACTATTTATATTTCTGGTGGTATTGGTGCAGTCCGTATTGAAGAAGTTAAAATGGTTGAAATTAGAACTTCTAGCGGTCTTGTTGATGCTTCTTAATGTATAATTAAGTAATTCTTTCATCATAAACCTTAAACCCTCGGCATAAACCCCGAGGGTTTTTTTTATTACCCATAACTCTATAGCTGACTATAGGGTTTAATAACTCTATAGTCCACTATAGAGTTTAAGGGTATAATGTAAATATGCTAGTAAACAGGCTTAATGTATTTAATTTAGCTTTAATGCAGTTAGGCAAAGATCCTGTAGTCGATGTTAATACTCATACTGTTGAGTTAGCGAAGTTAAGAGCAGTTGAGCAAATGGCTTTAGAATCTTTACTCCAATCTCATAGATGGGATTTTGCCATTCAGAAGCAGGAACTAACTTTTGTTCAAGATTTATTAAACGAGGAATTTATTAAGCTTTATTCAATCCCTAATGATTGTATAGAGATATGGAGAGTTTACGACGTTGAAGGCGAGGATTTAGATTATTCAAAAGATAGCCGAGGATTAGCGACAAGTTCAGATAGGGTTTTTATTGAATATACCTTTTTGCAAACCGATTATGGAAAATACGATGCGACGTTTTGCGAAGCTTTAGCAATGCGAATAGCAGCTTTAGCAGCTCCATCTGTTCAACATTCAGATTCTAAGACTGATTATATTTCAAGCACGGGGCAAAAGAAGCAGGCGGTAGCAGCAAGTAAAGCCATTGGGAGAAGTCAAAGGAACTGGGAGCAAAACACCACTTGGTTAAGAAACAGGAATAATTATTAATGCCTCGAATTTCAATCAATCAAACTAATTTTACTCAAGGTCAAATCTCTAAGCATTTTGCAGGGCGTTATGATTCTAAGGAATATTTAGAGGGAGCTTTAGAATTAACTAATGTAATAGTTAGACCCGAGGGCGGAGCGGTTAGAAGACCTGGAACGAAGCTAGTGCAGAATTATGATGATTATGCAAGGGCTATAGGATTTCAGATTACAGCAGGCACGGCAGCTAAATTGATATTTGAGCCTGACGGTAATGTGCAGATTATTGATCCTAGCGGTAGTTATACAGTAGCGAGTGGCATTACTGGTGCAGCAGTCCATGAATTTGATTATGCAAAGGTTAGAAGCTCTCTAATTATTGTGCATAGAAGCTTTTTACCAAAAGAATTAAAAAGAACATTTAATATAAGCACTTCTTTGTGGGAGTGGAGTATTGCGAATTGGGCTTTTAAAGATGGACCGTGGGAAGAATTAAATTTAAACCCTCAATACAAGTTTAGACCAGAGGCGGATAATGCTAGCAACTGGGACCCAGTACCATCTAGTGGAGGCGGATTTATCGGTACGGGAAATTTAAAAATCGTAAATAAAAATGATAATCCTGTAAATTGGATTGGTACATCGGGAGCTTTATTTGATGCTTTTAGTGTAGGAAGAAAAATCAGATTTAGGCAAGTAAATTATTCTACTAACCCGATTGAAGAAAAATGGGCGGTATTTACAATTAATTCTAAAAATACAACAGACGTTAATGTTACGGTAGACCCCGAATATCCTTTTTTACTTGCGGGAGTTAATCATCATTCTAAAAATTGGCGGTTAAGTGCATGGTATCCAAACAATTACCCTGACAAAGTAGCACTTCATCAAGATAGATTATGGTTTTTCCGTGATGGTTGGTCATGGGCTACAATGGGAAGCAATTTAGATACCTTTAGCCCTTCTATACCAAGTTTAAATGACGACACTTATCAAGTTACTAATGATTCAGGTATTGCAGTTGAAGGCATTAATCCGACTACTACTACAACTCAATGGGCGGTAAGCTATCAAGCCTTGCACGTTGGGTTAGATGGAGGCGGGCAAATTATACAAGGACAAAGCACTTATAGTGGGATAACTCCAAGCACTGTAAGTATTGCAAGGCAGCACGGTTTGCCTTGTTCTAATGTAAAACCAGTATTAGCTAACTATTTATATTTTGTGGATAGCTCAAGGCAAAAGCTTTACAGACTTGAATATCAATATTTATATAATGCTTTTTTGCCTAAAGAAATTACGGAGAGCGATAGAGATATTTTATTTCCAGGTGTAAGGGATATGACCTTTGTAGCTTTCCCGTGGAAAATGATTTGGGCGACACTGGAAGATGGCACTATTGCAGTTTGCACGATAGATGATGAGGAAAAGGTCTTTGCGTGGTCAAAAATTGTTTTAGCGAATAATTATAAAGCTCGTTATATTTTCACAGTAAACGAAGATTATGATTTTCCTTCTAAACCGACAATTTATATTTTGACGGAAGATAGTTTACTTTTAAGTTTTGGGGATATTACAGTTAGAAAAGGCGTAAGTACAAGCCGTTTGACTAATACGGACAGTCCGCCTTATTATGCGACTACTGCTTATAAGCCAAGAGAATACGTCGTAGATTTAGCTTTAGATGCAAATGCTGGTACACCTTACGACCTTTCTAGCTTAACGTCTACTTACTGTCTAGTAGATAAAACAACTTATGCAAATTATTTAACTAAATCTGAAACGATAACACCAGCAAATGATTATCAAGTAGGTGCAAGCTTTTATGCTTCTATGAGATTAAAACCAGTAGATTATATTCAATCTCAAACGTCAAATAAAAAAGATTTAAAATCATTTCAAAGAATATTTTTTAATTTAGTAGACTCAGGCGAATTTCAGATAGCAGAAGAAAATACTATGCCCGAGGGGGCTTTAGTATGGAAAGATGTTAAGTTTTGGGATGCAAACAGTAATATAACTACTCCACCAGCTTTATTTACGGGAGAAAAAGAAATAGATTATGGCTCAACTCAAACTTTTAAGCCTACTCTATTAATCAAGCAAACAAAAAATGTACCATTCCAAGTAAACTCAGTAAGCTATGACATTAACATTAACGAGATCAAGTGATAAATTAAATCAAATAGATGATCCTTATGTTCAAGATAGATTAAGGGAGCGAGGCGTTGAAACTTTAGCTTTAGAGGACGGGGATAAACTGCTTGCGATTGCTACTATTTATTCAGATTTTACTTGTGATTTTATTTTATTGGAAGAATTATCAAACTTAGGTAAACTTAAATTTCTTAAGGAAATTAGAAAAAGCCTGAAATTGACAGAGGAAAGTATCTTTGCTTTTTGTAAAAAAGAAGGAATTAAGGAAAATCGCTTGTTAAAGTGGCTTGGTTTTAGACCCGCAGGGGAAATTCACGAGTATAATGGTTATATATGGTAGACCCAGTAACAGCAGCGATGGCGGCGAAAGCAACAGTAGATTTTGCCAAAGGCATATTTGGTGCTATTGCCGCAAGAAGAAGGGCGAATTATGTTAGTAAGCAGCTTCAAGAGCAAGATAAAATGATTTCAATTCAATGGAATAGAAAGGCTACAGATGAAGCAACTAAAGTTATTGGTACTTTAGGAGATAGAGGGATAGGCTTTTCGGGTTCTTCTTTAGATTTAGTTTTAGATACAAGCTTTGATGTTTTGCTTCAAAAGCAAGCACAAAAGAGGCAGATTAGAGCAGAGATCGCAAAAACTCAAGTAACTGGAAGCGAACAAGCTCTAGCTTCTTTGGGTAAAGGACTTGGGGATGCGACTGGTACTTATGCTGAATATGCCGTTAAAAATGCTAAAAGTCCAGCAAGTGTAAAAGAGGCTCAATAATGGGATACGCATTTTTTGGTGGAGTAGCGGAAGGTTTACAGCCAAGTTTAAACAAAATAGAACAAATCGTAGATCAAAGGGTTGAAACAGAAAATAATATCGAAGCTGTTAAACAGTTCAATGATTTTAGCGTATCTTACGAGCAAGGCTCAATTAAAGACCAAGAAACTTACAATTATGATGGCACTTACACCGAAGCTCAAAAAGTAAAATATAACACTTTAAAAACTGCTTTTTTAAATGGTATTAAAAATAAAAATACAAGATTAAAATTCGAAACCCTTGCAGCAAGAGCAGAAGGAGATTATTTAAGTAAAGCGACTCAATGGGAGGCAGGGGTTAGGCAACTTAAAACCAAGTCAGATGCTTTAGACAATGAAGCGGTATCAAGTGGTTTTATTTTTAATGCTTCAAATACTGGTACATTGCAAGATGGGCAAATTGAGTTAAATAAACAATGGGAGAATTTAAAAGTCTCACTAGATGGGTTATCAGCAGAAGATCGCATAAGAACTGAACCAGTAATGAAAGACAGGCTAGGGCAGGCTTTTATTAGCGGTGCAGAAAAGAAAATTTTAAAAGATTTTGCAGAAGCGAGAGGCTTTATGACCGAAGCCGAAGCGATGAAGCAGCTTGATGAATTATCAACATTTATCAGAACGCAACCTTTAGGTTTAGCTCCAGAATCAGTATCAAAATGGCTTAATCATATAGAGGATTTACAAAATACACAGTTAAATAAACTTGGGGATTTAGCTAAAGCCGCAGTGAAGCAAGAGCAGGAAGGCTATTTAAAGCAGCTCCAAAGCGGGGATATTTCAAGAGACATACAACAAGAAGAAAGATTTAAAGCTTATGCGAAAAGCGAAGATGAATTAAATGATTTAACTAAAACATTTGACTTAGCAGGGAAAGCAAGCGAGGCGGCTATCGCTTTAAAGCAAGGTGGTAATTTAGCTTTTGTTCAAGATAGTTTAGTTGAGCTTAGAGAGCAGCAAGCAACAGCGAATGAAGAAGGGCGTTTTGATGATGCTCAAAGAATTACAGAGCAGATAGCTTTTATGGAGAAAGCTTCAAGTGAATCAATGAAAGCGATTTTAAAAGACCCAGCAGGGGAAGCGGTTAAGGCAGATAGCTATATTAAACAGCTTAAAGATTCAGGGGATAGAGCAGGCTATTACGATGCAGTTAATCAAAAGTTTTCTAGCCTTGTTGGCAGAACACAAGTTAGCCCGCTTACTGATACAGAAACGCAGGCTATCGTTAAAACTTTATTGAGTGGGTCATCTGATGAGATCGGGGCAGTAATTCAAGCTTTAGAAGCTTGGGATTTTCCTTCAAGATCATTAGCTGGAACAAGCAGCACACCGATGGATATTGCTATCAGTAAGATTAGTGCCGAAATGGTTAAGGATAAAAACCAGATAGAAGGTAAAACGAAACTTAATCAGGCATTGGCTTTACTGTGGTATGGCGATGACAGTAAAATAAGAGCGAACTTAATAGAATATATTAAAACCCCAGCCGATACAGTAGCAGGAATAACAGATAGCAAGATTAATGAAGAGACTGAAAAGCAGTTAGGGAAATACTTTAAAGGCTTTCAAACTCAATCTAATTTAGCAGGTGGCAGAACTAATTTTATTGCAGCGAATAGGGGGATTATAAGAGACTTAGCTAAACGAATAGCAGCTAAAGATGGCATTTCAAAAGGAACTAATAACGAAAGCCAGCTAGTAAGCCGTGCTATTGAATTAACAGTAGGGCGTAAATATACTACTCAAGATAAGGGAGGCAATCCAGTAGCCATATCTAAAAGCTTTGCGACACCAGAATATCTTAAATTTCTAGGTGATAAAAATATACATGCTGAGGCAGCTTTAGATCAGTTATATGGTGCTGATGCCAAGCGTGGTAATTTATGGGAAGCGGTAAGCGGGCAGGCTCAAGGTAGTGATATGGTAGCTCCTTTTGCTAAAACAATTAAAGATAAAGCTTTAGAAGAAGTCCGTTTAGAAGCCACAAAACAGGGAATAAAAACAGATGGCGTAGATTTAGAAAAGCTTGGAGTTAAGAACTTTACAAGCGATAAAACAATGCAAAATACAGGCTTTCTTAAAGAGCTTGAAAATGCTCCATTATTTAAGGGAACAGCAAAGCAATCTAAAGCAGGGTGGGATTTTAAGCAGTTTTCAGGTGGTTATGGTTCAGCAGTACCAGAGGGAACAGTATTAACCGAAGAACAAGCAAGCGAGCTTTTTTCAAAAGATATTAAGCGATTTGAAAAAGAAGCGAATCGCATTCAAAAAAGAAGGCTTGATATAACAGGGAAGGGAATGAGTCCGAAACAATATGATGCTTTAGTCTCAGCACTGTATAATCTTGGTACAGACCCGAAAGCTACAAGATCATTAAGAACAGCAATAGAGCAGGGCAGGGATAAAGAAGCCTCTCAAAATTTTCTTTTATATAATAAAGCAGGTGGGAACGAAGATACAGGGCTTATCGCACGCAGGGAAAAAGAATCTAGGTTATATGCAGAAGGCACAGCAGAATTGAATGCAGTAGTCTCTTTAACTTCAGAGCAAGAAAAATTAGTAGCGATTAGGGAAGAAGTTTTAAATCGTAAATATAAAGCTGAAATTAAGCAAAATGGAGTATTTAAGCCAATAGGGAACACGGGTACAGCGAGGCTTTACATTAAATACAATATTCCAGGTATGGCAGAGCCTAAATTAATGCCTTTAATAACAGGCAGGCAAGGGGCGATAGCTAAATATTTAGATGTTCGCTTTGATGAAGTTAATAAGTATATACCAGTAAAAAAGGTATCAAGTGAAATTTCTCCTTATGGAGCAGCATTTAAAGGTTTCTAATGGTCGAGATTAACATACAGACATTTGATAATTTAGAGGTTCAAACTGACCATGATTTATTTGCTTATGATGGTGGCTATGAAGCGGCAGAGAGATTAGCTCAAGGTTTTCATGCAAATACGGCTACAGCATGGGGGCTTCAATCAATCGCAGAAACAGCTTTAAGGGGAATGCAAGCTTTAGGGGTAGATGATAATTTACTTAGTGCAGATGAAGCAAATAAGGTTTACGGAGTAGAAGGGAAATTATCTTTTAATAGTCCAATCCCTGAAAGCGTAGCAAGCTTAAGATACAACAAATATATTGATAATACGGCACGAAGGGAGATTTTAGATACTGCGGCACGGGACAATCACGGGCTTGAATGGTTTTTGCAGGGAAGTTTAGAGAATTTTGTACCAGCAGCTTTAGAGGCAGGGTTATTAGGTTTTGGTGCAGCAGCGACAATAGGAAAGGCGAGTAAATTTATTTTAGCTTCTAATCGTCTTGCTAAATTTGCTCCAGCAGTTAATGCGGCGGTTCTGAATCCGTTTACTTTGGGTGGCGGTATGACTACAGGAATAGTAAGAGGTGTAGTGGGTGAAGGGCTTTTAGAACTAACAATTCAATCAGCAATTAGAGATCAAGCAGAGCGTAACGGCTATGAGTATAACGATTTAATCGGTTTAGCAAGTATTGTACTTGGTGGTATTGGTGGCGGTGTCGCTGGTGGTGTTATTGGTGCTGGTGCGATTGACCGAATGAAGCCTTTATTTGATTTTCTCAATGGAGAAAAGGTTTTAAAAGATGTTGTTGAGGGCGGAGTAATTTCAGTTGATGCCGTAGCAGCTTCCACAGCTAAAATGATGGCAGATTTAGAATTAGGTAAAGTAACTGATCCTGATGTTATCAAGGCTATTTTAAGAGTTAATCAAGCAGAAACCACAAGGGGTTATTTATCGGGGTTAATTGATAACGGCGATTTTAGCGGGATTATTTCTAAAACAGAGTTTGAAGCATTGGATGATTTAGCTTTAGCTGAAAGAAGAGATGAATTAATTTTTAAAGCTTTTGTTAAAAAAAACAATATAGGTTCAGAAATTTTCAATCGTTTAGAAGGTGTCGGACAAAGACTTAATGAGGTTCAAAAGCAATTAGAACAGTTAGAAGCGAGGCAAATATTAAGCCCTGATACTGATTTAACTAAATCAATAGATGAATTAAGAATACAAGAAGATGAATTAATTAAAGCTCAAAATAGTGAATTTCTTAAGATAGTTGATAGAGCATTTTTGCAGGCTAAAGAACAAGGCTTTGATTTGTCTAAAGCTATGATTAGCGATTTTCGTTTAATTAAAGGTACTGGTAAAGAAATTGTAGAAAGAAATTTTGAGAATTCAGTTTATGACAGGATTTTCAAAGCCTTAACAGAAGGCAAGTTAAACATTGAATCTTTTAAAAAGAATTTTGATATTCCGCCGAATAGCTCTTTTTTAAGAGCTTATACCTCTAAAGATGGTTTACTGCAATTAGATCAATTAATAGATGAAGCGATACAAGATAGTGGTCTTGACCCGCTCACGGTAAGAGATGAAATTATAGACCTTTTTAAAGAAAATTCCGAAAGCCCTTTATCTTACTTTAAGAGAAAAGAAGTACAGCGTTTAAAAAATGTTTTAGCCGATAATGTAATCCCAAGAAATAGTGAATTAGCTAAAGAAATTGATGATCTTAAGCTTAAACTGGAAGACCCGAACATAAAGCCTAAAGAGGCTACACAAATTCAAGAGCGAATAGCTGAACTTTCTGAAATGTATGTAGGTGAGGGTAAAGCAACTGCAGCTTTTAATAGTGTAGATGAAATGACCTTAGATAATTACATGGATATGTATAAAGCTTTATCAGGAAAGATCAAAGCTTTAAATCCTAATACTAAAGATTTTTTCAATTTAGATGTAGATACTCAAGCTGATATAGCGAATTTATTTAGATTAATTAATCCGAATACAAATGATTTCAAATTTAAAGGTTTATTGAATTTATCTGATGATGAAATACGAGCAGCTTATAATAAGCTTATTTTTGGAAAACAAAATTTAAAATCAATGACAATGGAAGAAGCTCAAGAGGCTTTAAAAACAAGTTTTAAAGAAGCAGAGGGGGCAGCAGAGCTTGCAGCTTCTTTAACTAAAGAAACAGATGAGCTTAACGCAAGCTTAGAAAGCTTGAAAAATGCAGAGGATGCAGACTTAGAAACTTTACTTAAAAATGCTAATGTCTCAGAAGAAGAGCAAACCAGAATTTTAAAAGAAGTTTCAGAAGACCCTGACTATCAAGCCTTAACCAAAGAAGAAGGTGAGGTAAAAGGATTAGTAGAAGGCTTAAACTGTTTAATGAGGGCTAAGTAATGAGTTTAGATAAATGTATTGCTGAAATAACTAAAGTCGGTAACATAACCGAAGATCAAGCAAGGCAGATGCTTGCAGATTTAGAGCGAAAGCTGGGAGAGTATAACGATTCAGAAGATTTATATAAAGTTTTAAATGCAAAACTCGCTCAACAAGCAACTTCTAAAATGATTAAAAGAATGTCGTATATTGAAAATGCGATTAAAGCAAAAAAAGGGGCAGATTTTCTTAAGGCTTCTGGTGGGGGAAAAGGTAGATTTGCTTTTGATGTAGCGATTACAAATTTTATTAACAGGATAACAAATAGAAAGGATGTTATCGAAAAGGAATTTCATACTCTTGTTAGCGATTTATACCAAAAGGAATTTGGTAAAGGTGCAAACTTTAGGGAGTTTTTTAAACCTGGGCGAAAGCACGACACTAAAAAGCTTGCAATGTTTATTTCAGAGCTTGCGGATAAACCAGCAGGCAGAGCATTAAACAGCTTATCAGATGAAGACCAAGCACTTTACAAAATGGCTAAAGTTATTAAAACGACGAATGACCATTTAAGGGTAAGACTAGAGCGTGCAGGAGTTCCAATAGGTTATTTACCTGGACGGATTGGCTTTCAAACTTGGGATACTATAAAGATTGCAGGGAAAGAAGAAGAATTTTATTTAAACGCTTTAGCTAAATTTGATTGGAAGAAAATCGGGGTAATAGGCGGAGAAGCAAAGAAAAGGGAATGGCTTAAAACTTTAGTTCTTGAAATGCAATCAGGAATTGAAGCAGAAGGGGCAGAAGATTTAGCAAGTTTTACGGCTAAAGAATTAAAATCAAAGCAAACTAATTTAAAATCAGGATTTGATTTTCAAAATATTTTAGCTAAAAAAAGAGAGATATTTGTTAAACCCGAATATTGGGATGAAATGCAAGAGCAGTTTGGAGGGGGGAATATTCTAACAAATTTCCAAGAAGCAATCACAAAAGCCGCAAGAAATTTATCTTTAATAGATCAATTAGGAACGAATCCCGAAGCAGGATTTAACCGAATTTTAGAAAGATTTTCTAAAGAATTTCCAGAATTAAATAATAAAAATGGCGAACATATAGCTAATTTAGCTAATAATCAAAATTTAGCAAACTCACTAAAAGAAGCTTTAGGACAGTTAGATAGACCTAAAGATTACATGTGGGCGAGGACTTTTCAATCAGCAAGAAAATTAGCAGCAACTGCCAAGATGGGCGGCTCGCTGATAATTAACATAGCGGATGTGGCAGTAAGGGCGATGAGAAGCTCACAGGTAGCAGGCGGTAATCCAGCTAGGCAAATTCAAGTTTTTACCGAAGAGCTTTTAAATGGCTATAAACTAACTAAATCTTTATATGGGGACAATGTAGCAAAACAAATATGGGAAACAGCAGAGGAACACTTAGAAGATAGTCTATTCGATTTGTCTCGTAAGTATCGTTTTGCTGATATCGGTGGCTCAATGACAGAGGTTGGGGGCAAATATAATATTTCAGGATTTGATAAAGCTTTAAATGCTTCTGATAAATTTAACGATGCTGTTTATTCTTGGAACGGGATGGAAATGCTAACTTTTGCTAACAAGAAAAATTCTTATGTGTCTATTGGTCGAGACTTTGGACATATTGCAGATCAAGGTTATGATTCATTAGAGGATATACATAAATTTTGGCTTGCTGATACTGGTATTGAAAAAGAAGCATGGGATTTAATCAGAACTAAAGCGGTCAAATCAGAGGCAGGTAGAACTTACATTACTCCTGATGCAGCGAATAATTTCACTAAAGATGAAATTTTAAGTTACTTAAAAGCTAAGGGCGTTCAAAATCCTAGTAGTATGGGGATTCAAAAGGCAAGAGAAGAATTACAATTATCTTGGCAAGCGGCTTACGGACGTGAAGCAGATAAAAGGGTTTTAAGTCCAGGTGCAACGACTAGAGCATTTTTTACAAGGGGTTCAAGGCGTGGAACTTTAAGCGGTGAACTTTTGCGAAACTTTGCACAGCTTAAATCTTTTCCAGTGGCTTTAGCTCAAGAAATAATTCTTCCTGCCTTAGTAAGAAAACAGCACACCTCACTTAGTGCATTTGCGGTAACCTCTATAGCTATGATGACGGCTTTAAGTGCAGTTAAGGATATATTAGCGAATAAAACGCCAAGAAAGCTTTATCCTGAATCAGATGATGATATGGGGATTGTTATTAGTAATTGGGGTGGTATTTTAGGTTCAGCAGCAGGCTTGCCTTTTGCAAGCGAAATTATATCTACCGCAACGAAAGCTTTTACTGAGGGGTCATCTAGTGCTATGGGTTCAGCAGGAAAGACTTTATTAGGTTTAGCTGGTCCAGCTACAGGAGATTTTCTAAGTACTACTATCATGGATATTCCCTCAATGTTAGGAGATTTAGCACAGGGAGAGCCAGAGAAAGCAGCTAAAACGGCTGGAAATATGCTTACTAATGCTCCATTCATAGGACCTGCTTTATATGGGCATTTTCTTTCAAGAACTTTTAAAGCTACAATTTATAATTCCTTTTTTGAATTGTGGGACCCTGACTATTCAGATAGATTATCTGATAACGCAGAACGTCAAGGCAGTGAATTAATATTTGAATAACCCTATAGTTCACTATAGAGTTTAGAGGTATAATAAAAACATGACCGTCGCAAGTGTTGCTACGACTCAAAGATTTAATGGCAACGGCTCACAGACGAGCTTTAATTTCCCCTATCCTTATTTTGCAAATACTGATTTTAAAGTTTATATTGGTAATACCCTTCAAACTTTAACAACTCATTACGCGGTAAATCCTACTGGTTCATTATCAGAAGGAAAATATCCAGGTGCAAACATTGTTTTTGTTACGGCTCCTGTAGCTGGTTCTTTAAACGTAAGAATATCAAGAAGAGTAACAGCAGTTCAGAATACTGATATTTCTAATGTAACGCAGCTTAACACTACTGATGTAGAAACTACTTTAGATAAAGTTGTTATTATTGCTCAAGATTCAGTTGATAGTGCTAATCAAGTTGTGGATAGTGCTATTAGTGCAGCGGTAGCAGCAGCAGAGGCGGCTATCGTTGGCGATGTAAGTGCAGCGGCAGCAAGTGCAGCGAGTGCTAGCAGTTCAGCAAGTACCGCAACAACTCAAGCGGGGATAGCGACTACTCAAGCAAGCAATGCTAGTGGTTCTGCTAGTTCTGCTAGTTCGTCAGCGACTTTAGCAGGTAACTACGCTAGTTACACAGAAGACAATTTAGTACCAGGTGGTTCTGGCTATTCAGCTCTTCATTGGAGAAACAAGGCAGAAGATCAGTATTTATTAGCAGCAGGTTTGATTGAAGCGATAGATGATTTAACGGCAGGCGTTTATTTAGCATGGGAAAGTAGAACGTCTAATTTTACTGCGGTATATGGTGGCAGGTATTTTGCTAATACTACCAGCGGTGGTATAACTGTTACTTTACCAAGTAGTCCAAGTGTTTTAACAGAGGTGGAAATATTCACTAATGCTACTGAT